GTTTTCAATCAACGGTAAAGGTATGATAATTTCGCCCGTAGCCACATGTGCGATTGTGTCGTCGCCACCACGGCCATACGAAGCCATACGCGAAGCTACTTCACTAAACTCGGCAATACCCGATTTTCCAAAAGCCTGCTCGGCTTCTTCCCGCTCAAGTGCCGCGATTTCATCGTCTTCCATATAGAAGTCGGCAATACCCCCCGCAGGAAAGGTAAATTCTTCGTCTTTTAATGCTGTCTGTGCCATTAGCCTGCTCCGCCTGATAACCCTTGAGGCATCGTTACCGTGATCATTGTACTTCTTTTTTCACTTCCAGTCCACGGGTTACCGCAATTTGGGCAGTTACCGGTTGGATAGGACAAAACTTCCTCTGGGGTATCCACCTCGTTGTCGCAAGAAACACAGCTTACTACGTCTCTGCTCGTGGAAGGACGCCACTTAGATCCGTCCGCCATTATAATAATTGTTTCACTCATGGTGTTGATACCGTGACGCTGCCCACGGCCCCTGTTGCTGCGGAACCCCGCGGATAAGGCCTATTTGCCACCGTTATCCGCAACTCGTCCCCATGTTGAAATACATCTCCTATGCGAAGACCGACGTTATCCTGCTGCAAATTCGGTAGAGCTAACGAAGAAGCCTGCCAAGGCCCCGGATTGTTTACCTGCTGCAAAAACACCGAAAATGACCGCACAACCTCCGACATATACCTCTGAGTATATGCTTGAGGCGCAAGTGGAAATTGCGGTTGTACCAGACCCCTAGACATTAGCGCCTACCATCTGGACGTATATCTACTCGGGGCGACCCTAACCGCCACGCTACACCCATATCACTAGACGCAATCTTTAAAGCAAAGGACCGACCCCGAAGCCTTAGATTTACCTGATTGGTAAACTGTTCTACAGGCACTGTGGCCGTTCGCGTAACAGCGTCCGTGCTAGTTTGTAAGTACGGTCCACCCGGATAGTTTCTAGTCTGTAAGGTAAAATCTGCCTGCGGAGATGCCGCCGTAGACGAATCAAACGTCAAATCTGGTATCAACCGGCGCATAAAGACGAAGTTTTCGCCGTCGCCAATATCCATCTGACTGCTCTCAATATATGCAGATATTGCCACTGCCGGGGTTGTGCTGCCGTCGTCCAAGCCCTTTTCGTGCAAGTACAAGTAACCGTCCTGACCTGCCGCTAGGGGGAACTGGTTAATTCCGCGATCCAGCCAAACCGACCGCGCCAAAGTGCCGTAGTACCAAACCTGTTCTTGGTAATTGTACACAACATAGCGATCAATGTTGTCCGACCCCGCTGATGGATATAACCACCAGACCTCAGAAAAGCTGCTGTTGACCCCCGCGGTTACTTTTTCAGCCTGCGATTCATTAAAGTCATTAAAAACGTAAGAACGCACAGAGCAGGGCAATTTTTGAACCTGCCCGTTAAAGACGTAAAACTCTTCCCGGCCCATCCAAAAGACCGTATCTTCTACAGCAATAGACGCTAAAGGACCGGCAATCGTGATATTAGTGGATATCTCGTTAATACCAAAAGTAAACGGAGGCCCCAAAAACTGCATCGCATGAAGCGAAACATCCGTAAACACCAGCATCTGCTGACGGGTTTCTACCGCCGTTATAATCTGAGACCCCGAACCGATCCGCAAATCCCCCGCGGTGTTTGTCGCTAGAGACTGCCAAACAATCGGATTGCCTTGGTCTGAAAACCGAATTAATAGTGGATCTTGAACGCCGATATCGTTTTCTGGGTCGCACCCAAAAACAATGATGTGCCTGTCTCTGTCTGAAACAAGCACCTGCTTCGCAATCGTCGGTGTTGTAGGGTCCGCACCGGCTAAATCCGAAAGCGCTACCGCGCGAGCAAAAGGTGCGGAACTCGTGCTTTTATCCCAATAAAAAAGGCCACCATCGCGGATATTAAACACTAAATCTTCGCCGAAATTGTCGTGACCCCAAATCCGTAGGATGCTGCCAATAGCTGTCAAACTAGCGGCCGAACCCCACGCACCACGTCCCCAAGTGCCAGCGCCCCAACCGGTACCCGCTACGGTTGTGTCCAAACCAGTATTTACCTGATATGCACCAACCACTGACGCGCCGCCGTTTCCGGTATCCGACGCGTTAGCTACTACAAGAGTTGGTGTGTATTGACCATCTATTGTGATATCCGCCAAATCAGCTACCGCACGGGCTTCAATCTCGTAAGTGTTGGAATTTACAATCGCGGTAATCTGATACTCTTGGTTGAGAATATCCGCAGTAATAGTGCCCCCAAGTGTTACGGCTCCGCTAAATGTCACAAAGTCATTCTCTAATGCACCGTGATTTGTATCTGTCACGGTGATTGTGGAAGACCCGTCAGTAGCCGAAAACGTCACCGCACCCGCTGCCGTTGTTTCACGGAGGGGTGTGATGTCGTTGTAAGCGCCGCCCTCGTTAATGTAATACTTCAGGTGCGTACCTACGCTTAAATAAGACTCCCCAGAAAGTGCTACAAACGGGTGCAACGCACGACACGTACCTAAAAAGCTGTTTGACGACTGCTTTTCCCAGCCGCCTATCTTTTCAGGCGTACCAAACCGAAAACGAACCTTATCACAGTCAAACCATCCACCCTCATTAGTATATGAGGTGGTCTCTCTGTTAACACCCGGTCTGAATTGCAGTTTGGTTAATGGCATATGACATTAGTTCGCTATAGCTACTTCGTCTTTATCGCTTTCTTCTACTGATGCGATAAGACTGTTTGTAAAGACATCTTGCGCGACTTGTACTTGGTCAAGCTGGAAACGAAGAGACGCCGCCTTGCCTTGCAGATCACGGATCTGGTTAATCAGATACATCTGCTGACCGTCCATAGTGGACTCTTCATATTCCTTGCCGTTAATGGTTATTACATTGTTTTTTTCAGTCATTACGCGCTCCAGCTAGAAGGTACTTTTGATACAATAGGTGGGTTAGCAAGGTTGTCAATCTGGGTGTCCAGATTTGCCTGTAAGTCAGCTTCTGTTTGACCCAGTGAAGCAAGCACCTTCTCTTTGCACCAGTCCCTTGTTACACTGTTAAATGCTACAAAGTTATCTGGGTCTAGTTCAGGGGCCGCTGTGCCGTATATTGATGCTGACAGATAATTATCATCTGCGTCTTGCTCACTGTCACTGACAGCAGTGATGCGCCAGTGAATTGTTTTGATTACGTCTGACAAGCCATCTTCAGAAGGGGCTGTGTCTAATGTTGGGAAATCCCATGTGTATGCGTTAGCCATTACTCGCCTCCTAATTCAGCAGCCTGTGCCGCCAGATGTGCCGCATACGCATCTTTAACAGCCTGTGTATGTACCGCTGCACAGATAGCCTGCACCTCTGCGCTTTCATTAGCTAGGTCAGTAGCCGAAATGTCAGGGGCTACAGCGTGCCTATGAAAGCTACGGCTAATCTCAACGCCGTCCCGCTTGATGACTGTTGCGGTGCGTACTTGAACGTGCTTGTAGTCGCCTACGATTTCGATTTTGTCTTGGATTGTTTCTTCTGTTAGTGCCATCGTTTATCTCCTATGGTATGGACTGTCCGACCTGATGTCCAATCAGGTTATTAAGATGTTTGATATACGCCATTAACAATTACTGTCCCAGCGTTTGATATACTTACTGAAGTAAAAGCACTGGTAGAAGGGTTTGTTTGCCCTGTCCCGCTACTCGTGCTACTTGGGTTTTTATATGCTGAAACAAAATAACCACTTCCAAATGTAGGGCCTCCGTAAAAAGTAAGGGAGATTGGGGAACTTTCAGCGGTTGCAGTAAATGGATAATTTCCTACTTCAAGTTGCCCACTACCAGTATGGGAAGTCCAAACTATTTCTGCTTGAAATTTAACAACATTTCCAATCTTTGTGTAAGTTCCTTGTTGTGTTGTATAAGTTGCCGCTCCAACAACAGTTGACCCTCTTACTGTAGGTGTCCAAGTCCCCTCTTCATAGTCATCCAGCGTTTTGCTTGTGACCGCACCGCCAGTTGTACCAAAGACGACACCGCCTGAAAGGTAGAGGTCTTTGAAGCGTGCGACTGTTGTACCTAAATCAACTCCACCATTACTTACCGAACCATTTAAACGAGGCTGTATATAAGTAGTAATAAATCTTAACCCACTATGGGATGCCGCACCATCAATAGTTAAGTCACCACTATCAGTACCAATACTACCCACAGCGGTGCCGTCTTTGTAGAAAATAGCAATATCGCCATCGTTGGTTAACCGATTAAATGAAGCAGGAGGAAAACCAGAGCGTGTCGACCACACGCCATTAGCCGCACTTGCTTCAACACCTGCCGTGCCAAAAGCACTACTCGTCTTACCCACCAGCAAGTTACCGCTGCTGTCGATGCGCATACGTTCTGTGGATGCTGTGCCAAATGTTAAGCTGTCTACATTGTGAGCATATGCCATAAACCCACGGTAATGATTTGCAGCAGTCCCGCTTTCGTCACCAAACTGAACGTAATGAGTGCCAGCGGTAGTTGACCAAAGTTGTAAGCCGCCAATAGTTGAACCTACATTACCAACATTGAGGGATATAGACCCTGCGTTACCCGCAACAGTGCCGCCAACCATAACGTTCCCGCTGCTGTCGATGCGCATACGTTCTGTAGAGTTAGTAATAAAAGCGAGGGTATTCGTTGCTGGCAGTGATAAGCCATCAACACCAGAAGCCCCCATCTGAATTGAGGGGATAGTTGTATTACCACCATCACGAACACGGATTTTTCCAGCGGTGTCTAGTGAGTTTGTTGGCGAAGTGACCCCAATGCCAACGACTCCACCAGAGGTCATGCGCATGACTTCTACGCCGCTAGATAGAGGGTCAGCAGTTAAAGAACCAGAACCTACATTGAAAGTCAACGCACCAATTTGACTTATGCCTGTAGCACTCGCTCCGTTAGCAATTGCCCACCTACGAGAACTTGCACTATTCCCATCCCAAAGCGAAATTGCAGCGGTGTTTGCAAGACTACCACCATCGCCGCTGATGCTTAATTTTTGTGTAGGCGAAGTCGTCGCAATGCCCACGTTGCCGCTGCTGTCGATGCGCATCTTTTCGGAGCCGCTGGTAGTAAAAGTCATAATCCTGCTATCAAAAAGCGTAATTGCAGACCTTAAGTCAGTAAGGCTTGAAGTCATTGCCAGAACAAGGTCACCGTTGTTATTGGTAAGACTACCTAAACGTGTTGATGTTGTTCCAGTATCTTGGAACACAATAGAAGGTAAAGTTGTTGTTGCTGTATTTGCAGATAAATGTAATAAGCCTGAAGGACTGTTCGTCCCAATGCCCACGTTACCGCTTGCGTTGATGGTAAGACGTTGCGTTCCTGTAACTGTAGTATTGTTTGCCGCCGTGTAGAAATTAACGCTTGTAGCAGCGTTGAGTCCGGCAGCACCGCCGCCAATATTGAGTATGTTTGACGATGTAGTAGATTGACCACTGATAATTCCAAATGATTCTTCAGCGTTCGTGTAGTGACCTACTGTGACATAACCAGTTTTATTAGTTGCATCTGCATCAGAACTAACAAGATTTAGATGCTCCCAACCAGTGGATAGTATTGTCAAAGGTGCTGTTGGCGAAGCTGTCCCAATGCCCACGTTGGCATCTAAAACAATGTCGCCAGTGCCATTTGGGTCGATGGTGAGGTTACCATTCGTGTCGGTGCTTGAGATGGTGTTAGTAGTAAGTTTAGTAGGGGTTAAATTAACATTTACGTCAGTAACCGTTGCTCCCGTGCCGCCACCATCAAACTTGACTAAAACGTCAGCGCCATTCGGAACCTCAAAATCATTGGAAGCATTATAAGTCCCTTGGAAAAGAATAAGGCTGCGCGAGCCAGACAAGCTGTTGCGGATGTGTACAATCTTTTCGGCATCGTTTGGATCAAGCTGCACATATGCTGTTGCGCCTAGATCCGCACCGTCATTAAACTCAATAAAGCGATTGCGCCCATCAGACAGTGCGCCATTGTTAATTAACAGCGTGTTGGGTGAACCCGAAGTGCCCGCAGCAGCTAACGTGACCGTAGCAACACCATTAGTCGCTTGGTCAATAATATCAAAATTGGTGTTGGTAGTGTTGCCCCATGTGCCGGACTGATCCCCGGTCCCCGGTTTCTCAATACCAATGTTAACCGTATATGTGCTTGCCATTCTTTTAACCCTTCTAAGCTGCTATTTGACCCCAACCCGGTGTCTGTGACGGAGTTTCGTCTGACCAAGCTGGCGTCTGACTTGGGCTGATCGTATTATACCCTGCATTTTGATTTGGCACAATAGTTCCCCAAACTAAGACCTGTCCTACATTTCCAGTCGCTGCGATACCCGCGGGGTACACGTTTGAAGCAGCGGTCGTGGTTACTGTTCCAACGGCAGTTGCCGCAGAAACTCCCGTTGCGAAAATAGTAATGCCAAAAGTGACATCTACGGTGCCTACGACTCCCGTAGCTGCAACTCCCGTTGGGACGACGTTAGCTTTTCCTACAACAGTGACCGCCCCAACATTACCGGATGCGGATAACCCCGTTACCGGGGCAGTGGCTGCCGCGTTAACAGTAGCCGTACCCACCTGACCCGTAGAAGAAAGCCCGGTTACCGAAACATTAGCCGCCGCGTTAACCGTTACCGCCCCAACATTACCAGATGCCGACAAACCTGTTACCGGGGCAGTAGCGTCACCTGTTACTGCGGCTGCGCCAACAGCGCCTGTAGCCGACAGCCCAGTTACATTTACATTGGCTTCGGCAACTACGGCTACTGTACCAACACCAGAAGTAGCCTCTACCCCTGCTGGGAAAACATTGGATTCGGCAACTACTGTTGTAGTGCCAACAGCGCCAGATGCCGATACGCCGGTTACGTTTACATTAGCTTCGGCAACTACTGTAATAGTTCCTACGTTTCCCGTAGCCTGCAAACCCGTTACAGGAGCGTTTGCTTCCGCGGTGACTGTGACAGCGCCGACAGATGCGGTGGAAAACGGAAAACCGCTTTGCCCCCACGGGCCTTCGCCCCAACCAGAGCGGCCCCAGCCGCCTATTGGAACGATAACGTCTGCCATAGTTAGGCTATCCGGATAATCGCGTTGCTTGCGTCAGCCGTTGGAAAAACAATGGTAAAATCACCAGCGGTAGATGTTTTGTCCGCACCAAAATCTAGAACAACTACAGAGGGGTCTCCTGCTGCGGTGTCGTTATAAATAAGTGCGCCCCTCGCCGTAATAGTAGCCGAAGAAAACGTCAAATCAGCAAAATCTGTCAAAGCTGTTGTTCCGCTGGTTGTCGGGGTAACATTAGTCAAAGTGCCCCCACCCGCTGAATAGCCGGTTCCAGCAACCTCGTTAGTTGCGGTATACGCTGTTGTTGACGCATCAAAAGATGCACTGTTCGTGTAGAGCGCTAGTTTAAAAGTGTTACCAGTGCTGTTTGTGAAATCGTGCGTTGCAGTCAAAAGCTCTTGCTTAAAACTGGTGCACATAAAATTGCCCGTAAATGCCATGTCACAGTCTCCTTAGTTGTTCAGCAAGTTCTTTATAACCTGCCTCTGATAGGGCGTTATATGTTGTAGTTCTATCACTTTTTATTGCTTCACGCATGTAAAAAGCTAAAACCTTGACCATATGTTGTCTAAACGCATGAGCTTGGTCGCGGATGCCCGGATGAGCGGTGTCCGATATTTGAATGATCCTGTCTGCACAGCGTTCTGCAACCTCTTCTGGCGTAAACCCTCGTTTCTCGGTGGTCTCTACCAAAACTTTGTAATCCGCAGGGATGTCTACTTCTAAAGCTTTTATCATTGTTTCGGCCTAATTATCTTTCCTGTCCGATATTCGTCGGTTACCTCTTTAGACTCCCCAAACATCTTCAGACCCATAATAGACTCACTAAACCGCTTTTCGTACAGCGCCTGCATATCTGGTTCGCCCTTCATAAATATATAAGCTTCCATCAAGCTACCATACAGCATAGCTAGCTCAGCATTTTCACTGAGCCATGTAGTTCCAGTTCCTGCACCCGCTGTCAAACTGGCAGGGCGATAAAAATAATGCAACTCTACCGCGTAGCTTGCATCCGGTGTCGGCCCGATAATAAAGTTAGTTATATCAAAAACAGCATAATATCGCGGACCGCCTTCCGTCGTAGGGTCCGGATTAAACTGCTGCACATAATCCGCATCCTTAAAATCAAGGAAATTAGCGTCATTACTCGCATCTGTGTATGACAAGGAATACGGCGCAAGAAAATCTGACGGGCAGGCCAAAAACTTATTTGAAGCGGTCAAGGCTCCTGCGACATTTTTCCGAAACAAGCTAAGCTGCACGTTTTTGAGAATGCGCTCTTCCGAATTTCTAATAAACACAGGAATGTTGTTAACAAACGTGGTTTCGTCGTTTTCCGTGTAATCTTGAATAGCCTGCTGTAGTTCAGCGTATGTAAAACTCATGTTGTCACCGTAACCATGCCAACTTGCCCAAAACCTTGCGGTGGCAGCAAATTAGGTGCCTCTACTGTTGGAATCCCTACATATACATCAAACGGCTCCACTATATCCGGCCGTGCATCTTTTAAAGCCTCTGCATCAACAACTTTACGAAAAGGACCAAGCTGCGGATGTTTTGGCTCCCATTCGTCTTTTCCTACTAGCAAGCCGTTCCATTCTTTACGCATGTCTTTATACCGATACCGGAAACCGGATCGGTCTGAAATAGCGTAGGAATCTTTACCGCTTGCAAACTTTGCCATTAAGTGGTCCTAAAATACTGGTATTGCGGCACTACGTTAAAGGACGAACGATCCCTGTCTTCTGTTGCGGCCCGTTCAAACTCTTCCTCATAAATAGCCTTCAAAAGCTGAACTCTATTTGGAGCTCTTTTTACCGCTATGTAATAGGCTAATCCCGCGGCTAAACACGGATAAAAACGAAACGGCATGTCCATTGTGTTAATAAACGTATCCGCATCATCCATGCGAGTAAGAGCATCGTAAATCACAACATCCGTGCTATTCTCAGGAACCGGCCACAGTTTTAATTCTGGCGTGACCTGCCGATCCAAGAAAAACTGGTTTGCTCTTCCTTCAGTAGTTTTGTTCGGAATAGACAAATATTCGTCTCGGCTAAGACGATCTAAAGAATAGTCAGTTTCGCTACGGCGCACAATTACCGATAAAACGTCGATAACATCGTTATTTAAAGCGTAATTGCCCGTTCCTTGTGTCAGAGCCTGTGTTCTTTGAACAATGGTCCATTGGTTTAGACCACGGTTTGCCCACTCAGCCAGCATTAAATTGAGCGACCGCTTGGCAGACTTTAGGTCGTAACCCGTACGAACCTCAAGACCACAGCGCTCAAACGCCTCCTCAATGTAATCGGAAACGTCTAACTCAAAATCTGTGCTGCCGGATGTAGCCATCTTACTTCTTCTTTACCATACCGCCGCCGCGCATCTTCTTTACCATGCCACCACCGCGCATCTTCTTTACCATACCGCCGCCGCGCATCTTCTTGACTGCGCCGCCCTTTTTCATCATCTTACGTGGTTTCATCGCCATTTTTTAATCTCCTGTAAAGATCTGATCTTTCCTGAAAAATTTCTTCCGCATTGTATTCTTCTAGATACTTATCATAATAGCCTTTTTCCGCAAGTTTGTCTGCTGATTCCTGCACCTTGGATAAACGCTGCACAAAAATCATTGCATACTCATCATCAACCACCTGCATAAAGCTTTGGTCGTCTATGAAATCATTGGCTTCATCATGCGGATGAAAGCCCATGACCCACATATCCCGGTCTATAAAGACCCCCATAGATATTGCTTCGTTTAACTCCCGTAAGTAATCGTGAAAAACATCAGGATCCTCTGTAAAATTTAGGTCTACTATAATAACTAAATCTAAACTGTCTTCCCACTGAGATAAAGTGCTATACAAAACCTGCATATTATCGTCATATTTAAAAAGTAAAGCTACCTTTTCATCGGTCCAAGCTTTTTGTGCATAAGGGCACGGCGGAAGGTTGTTGTAAAAAGAATTAGGCTTACTAAGTGTGTGCTCCGTCCACGCAATTATTTCTGCACAGATTTGTTGCTCTTTTCCGGTGTTAAAAACAATCATATTCATGCTTGTGACACTGACCCTTTAGTGCGCTTTCTTCTGCCGTTTATAACCGCGCCACAACCTCTCGCGACAGCCGTACCGGGGATACTGCTGCCACGAAACCTGCGTTTCGC